TCTGGAAATAGATATGTTGAATATGTCGGTCTAAAATTATTAAAAGCTGTAACTATAGAAATCGGAGGTCAACAAATAGATAAACATTATTCCGATTGGTTATATATTTGGAATGAATTATCATTACCTGTTGGTAAAAAATGGGGATGGAATAAAATGGTAGGAGCGGATGTCGGCGCCAACACAGGTGCTAAATTATATATACCTTTAGAATTCTGGTTTTGCCGCAATGTTGGTTTAGCTCTTCCATTGATTGCTCTTCAATATCACGAAGTTAAATTCAAAATAGAATTTGAAACTAAAGCAAATTGTGTTGCGGGTGCTACAAGCGGTACCGCTGTTACCGATATAGGATTAGTTGGAGATTTAACAGATGTAAATTTATGGGTAGATTATATTTATTTGGATACTGATGAACGTAGAAAATTTGCCCAATTATCGCACGAATATTTAATTGAACAATTACAATTCACTGGTTCTGAAGAATTTAAACCAAGACTTAAATTAAATTTCAATCACCCATGTAAAGAATTAATATGGGTTGGTAAAAATAATAATACAGGTACGGGTTTAATAGGTAAATGGGCGCAATATTCTAATGCGACAGGAGGTAACCCTTTCACCAATGGATTATTACAATTAAATGGAAATGATCGTTTTGCTGTTAGAGATGCATCGTATTTTAATTTAGTTCAACCATATCAACATCATACTAATATTCCTTCTAATAAAGGAATTAATGTATACTCCTTCGCTTTGAAACCAGAAGAACATCAACCATCTGGAACTCTTAATATGTCTCGTATAGATACCGCTGTATTATCTTGTGGTTCTACAACTGCTAAAAAAGCTAATATGGAATTTATTAACGTATATGCAGTAAATTATAACGTGTTACGTATATTATCTGGAATGGGTGGTTTAGCTTATTCTAATTAAATTTATTTATCATACATTTTTTTTCTCCTATTATAGTATAAAGAATATAGCATAAATGGGTGGTGGTCTTCTTCAATTAGTTGCTTATGGCGCACAGGATGTTTATTTAACTGGCAATCCTCAAATTACATTTTTTAAAGTAGTATATCGCAGACATACTAATTTCGCTATGGAAGCTATTGAACAAACTTATAATGGTAATACCAATTTTGGTTCCCGCGTAAGTGTATTAATTACCCGTAATGGTGATTTAATTAATAGAGTATATTTCAATGGTGTAATTAAAAACACCGCAACACATGGTACCGGCAACGATTGGGCAACTGATAATAAAGATGTTGGGCTTGTTAGTTATTTTGGACAAAAATTATTAAAAAATGTAGAATTAGAAATAGGTGGCCAACGCATAGATAAACATTATTCAGAATGGTTATACATATGGAACGAATTAACTATGGCTGCAGGAAAGAAATCAGGATATGATAAAATGGTCGGTGGGGATAAAGAACTAAGAGCTACTCGTCTAAGTGGTGGAGAATCATATGAATTATATGTACCCCTTGAATTTTGGTTTTGTCGCAATGTAGGTTTAGCATTACCATTAATTGCTTTACAATATCACGAAGTTAAAGTTAATATCGAATTTTGTCAAGTTGGAGATTTAGTTATAACACCTGCAGATGGTCTTACCTTATGGAATCCACATCCCGACCAAGGAGTATCAACAGTTACAACTGGACAAAATGGTGTAGCTGGTGATTTATCTTTAGACCAAGCTAAAATGTGGGTTGATTATATTTTCCTCGACACAGATGAACGTAGAAGATTTGCACAATTATCCCATGAATATTTAATTGAACAATTACAATTTACTGGTTCTGAACAAATAACTGGTACTTCTACAAAAGGTGTTCGTATGAATTTTAATCATCCTTGCAAAGAATTAATTTGGACAGTTAAAGTTGCAACCAATCAATGGAATGACTTTTCTTCTGACCAAGCGGGTACAAATCCTGTAACTTCTGCTAAGATTCAGTTAAATGGTAATGATCGTTTTGCAGAACGCTCTGGTGATTATTTCTCGGTTGTACAACCTTATCAACACCACGAATGTGTTCCAAGTGAAGCTAAAGCTGGAATTAACGTATATTCGTTTGCTTTAAAACCAGAAGAACATCAACCATCTGGAACTCTTAATATGTCCCGTATTGATACATCTGTATTATCTTTATCGGCAGAAACTGGTTTAGTAAGTATATATGCAGTTAACTATAATGTATTGCGCATATTATCTGGCATGGGAGGTCTTGCTTATTCCAATTAATTTACATATTATTTTTATAAATTATATAAATATAAAATATAAAATATTAATTAAATGAGGTTTGTATATTTATTAATATTATTATATAAATTATGTGATGGATTTTTAATTTTTAATCCAGTATTAAATTTAAGAATAAATAAAAAAAATTTAAATATCAAATTAAAAAATCATAATAATAATTCAAGTAATACACATAGATATAATAATAGATATTTAGATGATATAAATAATAATATTAATTCTGATAATAATATTTATACTAATAATTATTTATCAAATATTAGCAATAAATTATATAACTTTTTTAATATTAATCATAATAATTATTTAGATGATTTAAATTATAAAAAACCATTAAATATTAGCAATAATAAGTTAATAAAGAAAATCGATTTTGATAATTTAGTTATATTAAATGATTATATATCAGCAATTTATTATACAAAAAATGATGATAAAATAATGATAGAATTAAATAATGAAAGCAAATATTTTTATTATTATGAAAATAATTATAAATTAATAAATAATACAATTATTAATAATGAAAAAATTACTATAATTAATTCTGATGATTATCCATATTATATGATAAATACACCAATGGGGATATTTAATTGTGAAAATTAATAAATATTAATATATATTAAGGATATTATTTAATGAATAATAAATTACTTTCAACTATTTTTATTATTTTAATTATAACTTTATTATTACTTATATATTATATATTTTATAACACTATTATGTGCAAAGAATTATTTGAAGTAGAAAATGTGAAAGAAATTTGTGAAGCACGAAGAAAATTAGGTCTCGAACCATGTTCCTCTTTAATTAATGATAATGTTGGTAATATTGGAGATAAAGGACAAATGGGTGCACGTGGATTAATAGGTGATATTGGCGATACAGGTGACATTGGAAATAATGGAATTGATGGGGAGGATATACCACCCTATATATTTTTAGATTATGATAATAATATTGTTGGTTCTTATTATCCACCAGATGGTAGTAATGCTTTAAATTTACCTACTAAATATTTACAAATTCCAAAAGGTAAAAAAGGTGAAACTGGAATTACAGGAATAAATGGCAAAAAAGGAATACAAGGGGATGATGGTATCGATGGTAAAGCTGGTATTTCTAAAACAAGAATATATGGAAAACAGGGTAATCAAGGTAAAAAAGGTCCCGATGGGCCTCGGGGACCAGATGGAGATAATTATAATTGTAAAAAGGATATTAATATTTCATCAATAAATGGTAATATATTGCAAGATACTGGTGAACATTGTATAAAATCATCTAATAAAAACGAAGAATTAAATATATATGGTACTGAATTAAATATAAAAAATAGAAATGTAACATTCAAAAATAATAATTATTTTAAAAATGTAAATATTGAAGATAGCTTAAATGTTAAATATACTGGTGGTGTTGGAATGATATGTTTAGATAATAATTGTATGACTCGAGATGATATTGAAAATATAAATAGTTATAAAGATTTTCTCACATAAAATAAAAAACACAATTATTATTAGAATATGATATATTTATTTTTTATAACTATTATAATTATTATATTATCAGTTTATTATAATTATAATTATTCAATTGAATTATTTAGTAATAAAGATAAAGATAATGATTGTATTATAAAAGAACAAGGTGATGACCCGTGTATAATTTTATCACCTGGGCCAAAAGGTAATACTGGACATAGAGGAGATTCTGGAAATATAGGATTTAGAGGACCAGCTGGTATATGTGGCCAAAATGGGGAAGATGGTATTGATGGAATTGGAATTGCGCCAATTTTATTTAAAAAAGAAGATGGTTCAATAATCAAACTTTATAATCCATATAAATTAGATAAAAGAGAACCAATTAATGTAATTGTTAAAAGTGGAGATATTGGAAAAATCGGAAAAAAAGGAAAGGATGGCGAAATTGGATTACCTGGAAAAATTGGTAAGGATGGTATGGCTGGTAAATGCATAGATGGTATAAATGGATTACCTGGCAAAAAAGGCGAAATTGGAAATAAAGGCCCAATGGGCAATAGAGGAAAAGCTGGCTGTTATACAAATAATATAGAATTAAATAATATAAATAAATATTCGCAGAATAAATTATTATCAATATATGGTAAAATTTTAAATATTTTTTCAAATATAGTTAACTTTGAAGGAACTACAAATGCAACTAATATAAATATAGAGAATAAATTAATTTTAAAAGGTGAAACATCAAAAATATGTATAACAGATAATATGATGGTAGATGATAAAAAATGTTTAGATAAATCAACTTTAACTATATTAAATACTAATAAAGGAATTCATCCATTTATTAAAAATACTGATTCTGATTGGATATTAATAACCAATAACGATGTATCATTGGACAAATCATCAGAATATTCATCAAGTAGTTATACAATAAGGGAAATAATATAAATTGTAAAATTAGAACATTATATTATTATATAATAAGGTAAATAAATGAACATATATATATATATATTATTAATAATTTTAATAATATATATATCAATAATATTCATATTATATAGAAAAATAATAATAAATAAAGAATTATTTGTATCAAATTATGAATTAAATGATGTTAATGATATATGTGAAGTTAGAAAAAAATTAGGAGACAAATGTATTAATATGAAAAAAGGTATAAAAGGAGATAGGGGAATTATTGGATATACAGGAAGTAAAGGGCAAAAAGGTAAAAAGGGATGCAAGGGCGATGATGGTAAAAATGGTTTAGATGGTATTGGAATAGATAATATAATGTTTGTATATGAATCAGAAGCTACCAAAACACAATTAGATTATCCCAATAGATTTATTGTACCAATACCAAAAGGAAAAACTGGCATACAAGGTAAAAAGGGGGATGATGGTAAAAAAGGTCCAAAAGGAATAAATGGTATAG